CATCGACGTAGGCCTTGTTAGCTGCGTCTCGACCTTCCGTGGGTGTTCCGACTCGGTGAATCGGGCGCTCCTCTGCGTCATAACCTCCGGCGTAATCTCCGGAGTACCCACGGCCCAACGCTGCGATGGCCTTGGCCAGAGCTTCCTGAACCAGCGCAAAGGCTTGCTTCGAGTCTCTCTCAATGGACGCCTGAGTAACGGACCCAGGAAGGGTGAATTGAACAAGTCGATTATTCGGGGAGGTTGACCGTTCGATGGTCAGCACCTGCCCAGCGGAATAACCGTTGGAAATCAGGATGGTTGAGTCGTCTACCCAGTCGTACGGGATCTCGACGCCGTCAACGCTAACAATCACATAGGACGGGTCGCCATATTCAAAGGGGACTGGAAATTGCCAAGTCGAACCATCCAGCGTGATAACTGAAGGTTGATATTGAGCCATCTGTTTCTTCCTGAAACGTGGGGGCCGCAATGACCCCCTTAGTCTTCATCCGGTGAGATAGCAGCAGCCCGCTCGATCACGTCGAGGAACGGCTTGTAGACCATGAGGCGCTGGATGTCATTCCAGCTCGGTGACTCCTCCGGATCAATCGTAGTGAGGCCCAGGCCACCGAGATCAGTGATAGCCGAGAAAGTTGGACCAAACATCTGATTACCGAATGTATTGGAGTAGTACCGGCTGGGTGACGTTCCACCCAACGCTTGGCTTGCCAGAGCGATATACGGGGAGTACATCGCCAGGAAACCTGAGCGGTCCAGCACATCGTGAGTCCACTGAGCTGCACTGCGTTCGCTGGGATCTTCACCCCGTTGCAGGTCTTTGATCGTGACCACAGCCGAAGCCATCATCGCTAGATGGGCCATCGAGAAGATGGTCTGCATGTCCTGCTGATCCAGCATCCGACGAACAGCCGGATTCATGAATCGGTTCACGAAGGTGAAGGAATATGTCTGGAACTGCATGAGGGTCTTGCCGAACGGTCCCGACATGAACAACGGAGTATCGGCAATTCCTGGGGAGTTGATCGCTCGGTTAGCCTCGCGGATCATGGCTTCCTCCAGAAACTCAGCAGCCCTCCGGCCTTCAGCAGTGCCCATCCAACGGGCCATACCCAGCTCGTAGACGTCGTCCTGTTCTACAGGCGGGAATTTCTCAAGCTGACGTTTGATGATCTCCAGCTCCTCACGGCCCAGACCGACGTTGGTCAGTTTGTCAGTCAGGGTGATCTGCTCCTTGGTCTTGTTCGACGCGGAGACAGCGGCCAGATAATCATCAATGTTGCGGACCAAGTTATCCTGCATGTGAATCAGGGAGAGAGCTTTCCACCGTTCGTTCCACCACTGCATACCAGACACCCAGTTCATCGACTCGGAGGTGCCACGGGTGAACCTTTCGATTGCCGCAGTGACGCGATGTTTGCGGGAACCAACATGGCCCAGACCAGCATTTGCATGAGCTTGGTCCACACCGGCAATCGTGGAGGCTCGGCTGTGGTGCATGGAGCGTTCCAGGGCCTGGACAATGCGGCGAACCTCGTCGGATCGCGCACCGTGCATGGCTTCTGCAACGGCCTTGCGATACTTCTTCTGGAAAACCGGCGTTGCGCCGATCTTATGCAGGGTTATGGATGCCAGATCGGTGAGAGACGAGATGAGGAATCCCGCACCGAACCGTGCGAAGTTGAACTCGCGGAAACGGTCGAACACCCAATAGGTGAGAGATTCAGGATCATCGGGAATCCGGTACGTGCCTTTCAGCCGGTCACGCAGACCCTCGATGTCTTTGATTACGCGGTCGCGTTCGTTAGCCAAGCGGGCAAGGTTCTTCTCGGAGTCACCGTCCAGGCGGCGCTGTTCGATGATCGCGTCGTATTCCCGCTTCACGTCCGCAATCTGGTCACGGAGCGTATGGCTTCCGAACTTCTCTTTCAGGGCTATCGTTCCGGACAGCTCCTGATGGGCGCGGTCCAGTACCCCGTAGACGTCAGACCTGAGCCAGCCCTTGCGTTGGGCTTCCAGTACCTGTTCGTTAGACAGATCGAGCTGCCGTTTCTTCAGGCGACCGGATTCAATATCCAGGTCTTTGAGCATGGCTGTGGGAACTTCAGAAGATCGCGTGAGCTTTTCAACGATCTCATCCACAACCAAGTCGATAGGACGACGCTTCTCAGCGTTCTTGTAAGCACGGGCAGCTTTCCGGCGTTCCTTGCGGATTTTAGTGCGGTCACGCTGCATTTCCTCCTTGAGCTGTTTCACCTCGGAGCGCAGGCGTTTGGCGTTTTCAAAGGCTTCTTCGGCTGCATCCAGGCGGACGTTCGCATCGTCAACCTTAACGGCCAGCTGGTCAGCCTTCTTGGTCCACTCAGCGACCTGCTTGTCGATTTCCGTCAGCCGACCCCTGATCTCTTTCATGGTCCCTGATTCAGGAGCCTTGATCCGGTCGATGACGGTAGCGCCAGCGTTACGCTTACTGGTTGATTCGCGGATAGAGGAGGTGATATCGAGGCTGTTATCAGTGAATGAGGCCTGAACCTCGTCACCATGGGCCATCTGCCGGTCGACTTTCTGCTGACGTGCCGCCTCCGCAGCGCGAATCAGCTGCTGACGTTCGGCCTTGGCCTTCTTGATCTCAGCCAGATACCACTGGTAGTCCGCCTCTTTCTTACGGATTTCGGCCCGAGCCTTCTTCAGCTTCGCGCCTTTGAGCTTGGCATCGGCCCCGAACAACTCTCGGGTGAGCTGAACGACGTCCTGATTGGCCCGCTTCTCAGCAGACACAGCGTCTTCCAGGCGGGACTGTGCGGTAGCCAGGAGCTGTTCATACTCCTCACCAGCCCAGTCTTCGAGAATCTGGGTCCGGAGTTTTTCGCCTTCCAGCTCGTTCAGTTCCTTCTCGACCAGCTCTACCTTCTGTCCCCGTTCCGGATAGACATAGGCCTTGACCGGTTCCTTACCGAGCTTGTCGAAGGTCCTCTGGTCAATCTGCCAGACCTCCTGCAGGTAATCGTCGGTCGGACGGGAAGACAGCGTATCGAGTAGCCAAGCGCGGAACTCTCCGTATGACGCTCGGATGGACTTGTGGTCCCAGATGTGGGGCAGTTTGAACTTGTCGCCCAGAGCATCATCAGGGTCCAGAAGACCGGCCTCGATCAGGCGATTCTCCATCCGTGTGTTCAGGTCTTGGACGGTCTTGGCGGACTTCTCGACGGTCTTGAACAGATCATCAACCATTCCTTCATCGCCCAGGCGTTCGGCCCACTGATCGCGCAGCTCTCGGGTTAGGCCGTCATGAAGCGCAGCGTTGACCAGCTCGTTGTACTCCCAGCGTTCCACTGGGTTGAGCGAGACGTTCTCCTCTTTGCCAGCCACAGCGCGACCGTAGTTGGCCACACGGGCACCAAGGGATTTCAGCTCCTGCTTGGCGGCGGACGCCTTCTCGCCCAGCCGTTGGTTGAGCTGGACCAAAGCCATCTCGGCTTCCTCACGGACGTCCATGAAGTCGCTGTAGTACCGCATCATCGTAACCTCGGCAGGGTGGTGAGCCACGCCTGAGAGGTTCTCCTCAGTGAACGTCTGAGGTGAGTCGGCCAGATCGTAGTAGATCTTACGTGCGGTCTGGGACAGAGAGCGAACCATCCGGCCTCCAGGCGTAAACGCATTGAACGCCTTGGAGCCGTACGTCCGGACCTTTCCGTGTCCGTCTTGTCCTCGAATCTTGTAGGTATAGTCCTCTGCGGATTTCGCACCGACACTGTCCGGAACCGGCAGGGCTTCTTCCTTGGCCTGCTTCATGTCCCGTCCAGGCTTCCACTCGCCAATCTCGATGGGCTTCTTTGTGGTTAGAGGATGATCAGGATTAGCCGCATGGAACACCGACTTGGGGTTACCTGAAACTAGAACCCCCAGTCCTGCGCCAAAGGCGGCACCTGCGCCCACCGCATAGGCGGACTCCTCAAGGGTGCGTTGTTCCTGCAGAGCATGGAGGCCAGCCTCTTGTGCGGCTGTGAGTCCCGCACTGTAAGCAGCCAGCTTGCCTCCATTACGCACAAAATCGACCAGGGTCTTGGCTTTACCGAGCTGACCCAACCCAGGCACAAGGGAGGTTAGGTCGATCATCGACAATCCCATGCCTAAGAGTTGGCCCCAGCCGGAGCCATCCTGTTCGGTTTTGCGGTTAGCTAATTCTTTGCGGTAGCGTTCAGCTCTCAAACCGAAGGCCAGGGGGTTCTTTACATCGTCAAACTTACCCTGCTGAATGAAGTCCCCAATGTCCTCGAACCGGTCACGATTCTCGTACCAGTACATGTAGGGGTTGAAGCCTTCCTCGGGTTCACCGGCAAAGACATCCTCGGTGACTCGGTCAGACCCGTAAACGAGAGACGAGCCGACCAGCGTGTTGTTGATGAAGAACGCCTTGGCCGTTTCGAGTGCCCCAGGTTTGATGTTACTTGGGGTTCCAACCTTTTGAGAGAGCTGAGCTTCCCTCATAAGGGCTTGACGCCGACGCTGCTCAGCGAAGTTTCGCTTCGGATCTGCCATGCTTACCTCGATCAATAATTGCTCAGATATTCATCCAGGGACGGCAAGACGGACTGTGCGTCAGCCATTCCGACGAACATGGAGGCTTCCATGTAGCGACGATGTGCCAGACCCTCGGACTTCGAGCGGTTGGACTTGTACAGGATTTCCTGGATAGCGGCCTTGCGATCCTTGGTCTTGAGCGCCTTCATCAGATCGCGTCCAAGGAGGGACGGGTTGTTATAAGCCAGGGAAACCAGAGCGAGATGTTCGTGTTTGCTCAGCTTGAGGCCTTGGGTCTTTGAGCGAACGTAACGCTCGGCCTCAGCTACGGCAGCATCGAACAGGGTCTGGGCCTCCTGCTTACTAATCGAACGGTTACCAGACAACACCTTACTGTACTCTCGGTCGTCCCAACCCAGAACACGCTTGGCCAGCCTTCGGTTAGCCTGGTCTTCTAAGTTGAACCCGTAACCAATCGTGGCAATACCTTTGGTGTCTTTGTAAACCTTCGTCCGGTAACCTTCGAGTCCGCTGATGAACTCGAACCGTTCCTGCTTGTAGGCGCGGTCTTTGGTGTCGTGGACACTCCAGCCATGGCGCTCAGCAGCTTCGTGGTATAGATCGTCGACGTACTTGGCGGGATCTTCATAATCCTCGCTGCTCTCGAAGGTGGTGAGATTCTTGGTCGAGGAAATCATCCCTTGGCGTTCGTACAGCCGACGCATAGAGTTGAGTGCCTCCGCGTTATACGGAACGGCCTCTTGCGCTTTCACTTCCATGCTGTGATCTACTCCGGTGATCAGGAGGAGGGAGAAAAGGATGGAGTAGGTGAGGGCGCAAAGCCCCCACCGTTTACAGACCTTGGCGGTCTGGTCGGCCCACTTCCTGTGGGCCAGCTTTGATAGCTTCCAGATTCTTGAAGTCATCCATGCCTCGATAGTGTGGATAGACGAGGAGATTCACCCCGCCACCCAACGGATCGATTTCTGGATACACACCCTTGGGCAGAAGGTCTGCCAGCCTCTTGAGGTTCTCGGGTGTGGGTTCTTCGGGAATCTGAATCTCCTGTCCATTGATTTCGTAGGTGTACCCTGGCTGCATGAAGAAGGGCACGGTAGGCATCCCAGCGTCGTACTGGTGGTGGACCATGAAGGCTCCGGTAGGATCGTTCGGTACTTCCTTACCGATGATTTCGGAGTCAAACCCTTCGAGATAATCCGGCAGCTCGTCCAGAGCAGACTGTAGGTTCTGAACCGGGTTCTCGCGGATACCCGCAGGGTTGGTCACTTCGGCATTGACGTAGGGCGCACGGATCTCCTGGCGACCGAAATCGTCATAGGACGTCAGGTAGTTATCCTTGCCGCCCCAGTTCATGGGCTTCGGCGTATAAGCGTCGATAACCCATTCATCTGCCGAGATGATGCCTCCAGCCTTGACCTTACGTGCGGTCAGGCCATCCTTTGCCAGCTCACGGACCACCGTATTCCGGATGTCCATGATCGTGCTGGTTGAAGCAAAGCCGTTGGTCTTCTCATGCAGCAGGACTCGAAGCTTCATCGCCTTCTCGATACGGTCCGCAGCCGCAGGGGTTAGCCGTACGTCAGACCGGAAGTCCGCGTCGTCGACCACGCCCTCCGCATTGAGATAGGAGATGATCTCGTCCCCAGCGTTGCCGGTGAACGGACTGATTGGGTCGTCATCCAGCAATGCCTGGAAGTCCTCGACCTCGTAGTTCTCCCAGCTGAAGTCCTTGTAGCGTTGGGCTAGCTGCGGGTCTTCAAGGAACTCCCTGATGTACTGCTGAGCGTTGGCCACGCCGGAGTCCTTCATGTCCCGATAGGCGTTCAGGACGGTGGACACGTACTCGTTCCCTTTGAACAGCTCTTTACGGGCCTGGGGCGACAGAGAGTCAGCCAGGATCAGGGCGTTCTCCATGACAGCCGGATCGTCCGAACGGGCCACCGCACTGGTGAACCATGAGGTGATCGACTCTGGGAGATACCCACGGCCCTGCTGCACGTTGTCCAGAAAGCCTGACAGCTGAACGATGCGGTTGCTGTCCAGGGACTTCAGGTCACTCAGGCCGGTACGCTGCAGGTAGGTCCCTACATAGTCATTGAGGGTGTCCTGATCCAGACCGGAAACCACGCTTGGGTCCTGACCAAGATCGTGAATATCCTTGATGGCTTGTTCCCGAGCGTAGATCGCGGACAGGTGGTCCCTGATGCGCTGACGTACAGGAGCCAGAGCTGACTCCCCACCGTTGGCAGAGACGTGAGCTGAGATGCTTCCCATCAGGTCGATCAGTCCGTTGACATCAGACTGACCAGCCAACAGGTCAGCCTTGTTCGCAGCCTGATTGGCAAACTCTCGGGTGCCGATGGTTGCCTTGTTTAGTACCTCGGAGGTCACCGAAGTGAGCAGCTTCCGAGACTGGCCAGGGAACAGCTTGGCGAACGTATTGCCTCGCTCATCGACCGGCACGTTGTTGAGCAGGTGGGAATACCGAGCAACAGCCGCGCCGCCTCCGGCAGAGGCTCCGTCATACAGATTCTTGAAGACGTATGCGAAGGCTTCGCCATCGGTCATGGATTTGTCGATGGACTGGATCTGCTGCTTCCAGTCGATGATGTTTTCGGAACTCACATTTCCCCGAAGGGTCGGGTCTGCGAAGTTCTGAGCGATGTTGGACGACAGGTCGTTCGTCAACTTTTTCATCCGACGCTGTGCCTGGAAGACACGACCGTTGAGGATATCCTCGCGAGTCATTGCGTCGTAGGTTTGGCGGAGCGTTTGATCGAACACAGAGTAGCCGGACAGGTTCTCTCCGAACCTCTCAGTGAAGATTCGCTCAGCCTCTGCGCCCAGGTCTTGTTTATCGGGGTCCCAGTCTTCGGCTTTAAACACGGAAAACTGGGAGTAAGCTTCAAGTGCTGCCTCCTTCGCCTTCTGTTGCTGCAGCCTGATTTCTGTCTCGGTTTCCACGCTCTGCTGAGCTTGGGCGATCTCAGCGCCTTTACCGAAAAAATTAGACAGAGAGTTGGCCAGAGTTTGGTAGGCTCGACCGTCGTCTCCCCGACGCACCCTGGCGGTCTTATTGGTTACCGTTTGGTTAACTCTGGGGGACGAATCGACTGCCCCCAGGTCTACCTGACGTACAGAGCTTCGAGTGTCACGCTGCACATCAGCCTCCTTTCGCTTGCGAGTTCAGGAGCTTCTTGCGGTGCTGTGCGGAAATCCCGATGCTGCCAGCATTCGCGGCCCCGCCAAGTACAGCGCCAAGCGCCTGATATTTACCTTGTCGTTGAAGCGTCTTGTTCTGACTCTTGACTGACTCATAGGCTGCACGGTTCTGGTTGTCGAGAGCCTCAATCTCGTCCCGTGCGTTGTCCTCGATTCTCATGAGATCGACATTCTCGCCGTAAGCCTGTTCATAGAGCAGCCGGTCGCCAGACCTTCCGGTAGCGCCAGTTTCAGCCAGCATGACCGACAGGGAAGCCAGCTCCTTCCTGGCCTCCCGCATACGGTCGGTATACTGTTGCTCTGTTGATTCGTTTATTTCTTCGGCTTGTAGGCGGGAGTTGTCGTACTGATCCTCAAGAGCGGCGACGTTGTTTGCCATCTGGGCTTCCGCTCCTTCGATGGCCCCCTTTGCGCCTGCAACAGACTGGGCACCAGTCATCATCAGAGCTGCAATCTCAAGTCCAGTACACATAGTCATCCACCATATTTGTCGTGATAGGTTCCCTTCCAGCGAATGCCGGTGATTCTGTATGGATAGGGGCGGTCACTTCCGATTCGGATGGAAAGAAGATCCGAACGCCCTCTGAGTTTCACCTCATGAACACCGCTTAGCCTTTGCGGGAATTGACCAACGTCGATGGAATCAGTCTTCTCGTAGCTATTGAACGGACTGTGTTTCTCCGTGCGCCCTGGATAATCCCAAGTTACGTCGAAGAAAGCCGACTTCTCGTAATCAACAGCTACCCGCTTGAGCTGTGTGCGGCCCTGCCTTACGGATCGTCCTTCGCTGTCCTTAGGCAGCAGCTTGGAAAGCTCTACGTAGGACTCGAATGGGTATCCGGCGTAGACGTCGTAATCGAAGGACTCAGCCTCAGGAATAACCACAGTCACCCCATCGGCCTGAACCTCGCCCAGCACAATCCTTGAGTCGTCCCCAGCGACCAACACACAGTAGATCGAACTGTTTGGGGTAAATGGTTGACTAAAGGTTGCTGTAGTTTGGTTCGCAGTTAGGTCCTTCGTTACGGTTGAGGCCTGTGCCGTAGAGTCCAGGTGATACTGGCTCGGCAGGTTCTCCAGAAGCGGAGACGAGTTGCTCAGGGGGATCTGATAAGCAAACAGGTTGCCATCCTTCTGCGTAACCACCAGTAACCGGTCGCGGAACATGGCGATGTTCTCGATGTTGAAATCGAACTCCCATCTGGACCATGAGGACTGCCGCTTCTCGGTTCCATCCCAGAAGGTCTTGTAGACGTACAGTACGTTCGGTGTCTTATCCTGAAGCAGGAACAGGGTGTTGGTCACTGAGTCTACGACCAGTTTCAAAGACGGCCCAGGAACGTAGTTCTCCACCTGAATCGTCGCATTCGTGGCGGTGTGACTGACTGATGCCTCTTGGAAGTAATACTCAAAGAGGGTCGTTACGTTCTGGTCAATGGTTGCCGCAAAGTACAGCTCACTACCCATAACCACCGGAGGGCACTGAGGCTCAGCCTGATACTGAGTCGCCAGCTCCAGGGTGGCAGTCTTCGGGGTAATCACCGGATCGCCCCGCAGCTCGAACTGTCCGTTCTCAGACATCACGAACAACTGGGAGCGGAACGGAACTGCGTGGTACAGAAAGTTCACGTTACGTGAGCTTGCAGTCCGGCTGAACGGGTCCGTATCCAGAACTTCTGTGGAACGCTTTGGGAAGAAGTTGTAATACTCACCCTGCGTTGAACAGTCGATGTTCTCTCCAGAGATCAGGATCAATCGATCACGGTGAAAGGTGATATCTCTCAGAGCTTGGCCGATGAAGGCAGGCTCAAAGATATCTCCCTCGGAGCCGAACGGCCGGTCCTCCCATGTGAGAGCCTCGAAGGCGAATGAGTCTTTTGTGGTGTTCCGGAAGGCAATCGGCATTGTGGCCGAATCCAGTTTGTACCGAGAGCCAGGAGCAACAGCTTCTACCCACTGGCCTCGACCGATAACCTTGGTGCCGCCGACGCGATCTGTCGCCTCGAATTCCATCCAGACCTGGGTATCCGGATCAGAACCCACGGAAACCATCATGGTGTCCTTGGCGATTGCTGGAAGGTTAGACGTAGAGTCGACTTCTTTATGGACCGTGATGAGGCCTTCGTCTCCCCAGAAGTCTTCCGTGGTTATCCGCATCTCGTTAGCGGTTAGGTTCTCGATGATCATGGTAGAACCTTGAGCGGTCACCGTCGCTTCGCCAGTCGGAATGTTCAACGCTCCGGCAAGCGTCTGGATGATCGCAGACGTGTCCGCCTTGTCGGCAGTAGAGGCTGTGTAAGTGTTGGTGCCAATGGTTACCTCGACTCTCCAGTAACCATAGGTTGCGTCCCCTTTCACACAGGAAATTGCTGCGTAGTCTCCGCTCTGGTTCTTGGTGTCAGCCGTGTAAGCCGTTACTACCGAGCTATTCACGATGTAGGTTACATCGCCAGCGGTTACCGCCTTGAGGTCATTAATTGGATCAGGAGTATTCAGATAGTTTGTGGACAGCGAGTAGATCTCCACGCCATCCCGATTGAAGATGCGCAGCTTCCCTCCCTGAATAATGAACAGGTAATCCTCGTCGTTATCCCTTCGATAGGCGTGGATGAACGGACGGGAAGTGTCCTCCGCAGTTGTAGAGAAGAACAGCTCAGATCCTGGCCGAGGCTCGAAACCACCGGACACGACTGACATCCAGACGTTCACGGCCTCCTCGACCTGTCCTTCCAGGCGAAGGGGATCAGGCTGACGGCTAACGCCCTGGAACAGGCGGTAAACAGAGCCTTCGACAGGTTGACCCATTGCTTACACTCCACTCAAGTAGTTGTTAACACGATGAGAAATGAACTGGACACTCCTGCAGTCTCGGAGGATGTTGGCGTCGTCAGCCTCACTCTCCGCATCCATGAGGGCGGCGTAGGCTTCCATCTCCCGCTTCATGAGTGTCTGACTTGCAGTGCCTGAATCGAGACTATCGGCGTAGAACTCGGCGCTGGCCTTGGCGGCAATGTACATCTGGAGTTCCGGAGTGAGGGACTCGAAGTCCAGTAGCCGGACGATATCCACGATCAAGTCCTGGCCGAATGTGAAGACGTTATCGTCTCGATTGTAGAGATACAGAAATCCGTTGAGCTTTCTGGGAACCACGTCGATGTGGCTGTGCGGCCCAGAAGCGTCGATTCGTAGAGCGTTGGACGGAACGAGAATCCTGTCGTTCGCATCCCTGGAAAGTTCGTATTCGATGTCGGTATTCCGATGCCAACCCTTGGCCTGAATCTGCCGGTTGACTCGGTCGAAGGTACGCAGAGCCGCCTCCACGTCCTCAATATCGGTCGCCTCAAGTGATGAAACGGCGTCCTCACCGATGGCGTCCAGCATCTGATTGATAGCTTCAAGTTTGGTCAGCATGGTTTCCCTCGGGCGAAAAAATAGTTCCCCGACCTGTTTCCAGATCGAGGAACTTAGGGTTATGCCGTTACGGCTTAGGCAGAGGCGAACTCTACCGCGCACTCCGGACGCATAGCGCCGTGGCCCACCAGCATCTTGGCGACCATGAAGTCTTCAAGACGACGGGTGTCGCGCTCAGTCTCGAAGGCGATGTCCTGCACCTTGACGGTTGCCATTGCATCCCGAGTCCACATCACGCCGAGAGTGTTCGCGTAGTTAGCGCGGTACTTGCTGTACACGTTGGTATCAGCAGACTCATCGGTAGTGGGCTTGTTGCGGGTCTTGTAGACGTTCACACCGTCGATGCGGATTACCTCGGCACGGTTCTCGAAACCACCTGCACCGGAGTGACCGAAGTCACGGTTCAGTACCAGATAGTTACCGTTAGCGTCGGTGGCGTACTTGATCGCCTCAAAGGTGTCGTAATCGACAGCCAGATAGCGCTCCTGCTCCTCCGGCACATCCTTCTCGTACAGCGCCTTGTTGGCTGCACGGATGGCGTCGATCCAGGCCTTACCGTCCACGGCACCGGTAGTGGCGTCCGGTGCAAGTGCGGCATCGACCACGGAGTTACCGCCAGGGAACGGGCCATCAGCGGCCACACGGGCAGTCAGGATGAGCTGCCGGAAGACGTTCTTATCGAACACCCGAGCCAGTGCCAGACCCATCTGCTTGGAGAACTCGGAGCGCACATCGAAGTGGCTCAGCATCTGGTCGATGTCAGACAGTGCGGTATGAGATACCAGAATGTCGTCGACAGTTACGGTGATCTCACCAGTGTCGATGTCATCGCCCAGCAGCTCAGTTCCAGGCTGATGGTAACCGGCCTGCGCCTTCCAGGTTTTCGGGAAGCGCCAGCTACGCTGTCCACCGCCGACAGTCTTCACGTTGTGCTTGTCGAGGGTGATGGTGGCCAGATCAAACGCGGTGATTACCTCGCCGCCAAAGACGTCGAGAAAGAGTTCACGCGGATTGGCAGTTTGACCCTGACCAAAACGGATCGGGTTAGAGTTTTCAGCTCCAATAGCCATCGTTCACAGTTCCTTTGTGAAGTTGATTGAGAGTCCATGGGCTTTCTCGATGGCTACCTACTTCGCGGATTGTCCTCCGTGGAGGGTCCGGTTTTGGTAGTTCGACGAGGCGCTGAGACACGCACACAGAGGCCAATCTGTGTGGCGCTCAGAACCTGAAGGGGATGCCTACCGATTGGCCGGTCGGCAGGCGAGGGGATGTGTATCCATCATAAGAACCCTTCCGTGGTCATTCCGTAACCAGAGGGAAGGGTCGTGTTCGGGTGCGTTTATTGTTGGAGTGCCGCCTCTCCTCGAAAACCCGCGCGATTTGAGCGTGACGACCGGGATCTCCCAATCACAAACAGAGGCTTGGCGGGTGTCTAACTGGCGAACCAGTCAGGGGGAGGGTTACCGATCAAGGTCCCAGGTTGCGGCGGCCATCTTGTTCATGACCTGCTGACGGAATGCCGGATCGGTTTGATACCGAGGATCGGCCATGTCCTTCTTCATCTCGGACTTGCTGCGGTAGCCCGCAACGCCGGACGCAGGAGCATCGCCGTTGATCATCGGTTTCTCGCGGCCAAGCGGTCCTGCTTGTTTCATTCGTTCCTGAATATCCGCGAGAGCGTACTTCCTGTACTGACTGCCGAGACTGTCATAGAAGGCGTTCTGTTCAGCCTCAGGCAGAGTCTCGACGAAAGCAGAAATCTGATTCCATGATTCCTGTCCACCGGCTTCCTGAATGATCGCCTGCCGCTCAGCTTCCAGTCCTTTGGTGTAGCTGGAGACGAACATGTCGATCAGGGTTTCAGGTACGCCAGCCTTGGTGAGAGCTTCCTTGGCTTCAGCATCCAGAGTTCCGTTCTGGACAATCTGCTGCTCCAATTCCTGTGGATTCAGGCCTGTCTTCTCGTAAATGTCGCCGTCCTTGGCGTCACCATCCTTGGTGCCTTCATCCTTGTTGTCGCCTTCCTGGCCTTCCTGTTCGCTGGACTTACCGGCGTTCTGGTCCAGCCGATACTGAAGTTCCTGGGCGTGAGCCTGCCAGTTGTACTCACCGGTTTCCTTGTTGTAGAACTTCTCGAAGCCGCCTTCCGGCATCTCAGGGACCGGGGGTTGCTCCTGTCCGTTGTCTACTTCACCGTGGCCTTGACGATACCGTTCGGCCATCTGCTGGTTGTACTCATCGGAACCAGGCTCTGGAGTATTGGTGTCCTGATTCTGATCCTGAGCTGCGCCATTCGGTTGATCCACTTACTGACCTCCTTGGGTTGCGGCTTGAATCGCAGCACGGCCTCCCTCCTCAAGAAGACCCTGCTCGATTTGTTGTTGTTGGCGTTGCATCATCAGCTGACGCACTTCCTCCTCGCCTCGGACGGAGTCGGGCAGCTGCAGACCGTTGAACACTTTGGTCAACAGGCTAGGCCACTTGACGTACATCTGACCTTCATCAGGCATCTGCTGGGTGATCTGGATCGCCTGGACGACACGTTGCACGTCCTTCTCGCGACCGAGAGATTCCAGGCCAGTGAGGATGGTGGGTTCGATGACGTCGTCACCGAGGGCGGGGAGCTTTCCTTGCTTCTGCATCTGTAGCATCAGGCGGCGAATACGGGTGCCCTGCATGTCTGAGGACAGCATCGTGTAGGTGCCACCC